TATTCATTATAAATGTTATTTCCTTGGTTTCGTAGTTATACGAATATGTATATTTTGCCGGAGGTATAAACACCCCATTGATGTACACTCTAAACCAGTCATCTTGATTAAAGGTACCTTCCAATTCCGGTGGTAACTTTGGTAACTTGACATTGGTCAATTTTGTTGTTTCTGAATCAACAAAGGTTGATTGCTGTGAACCACGAATAGACATAAAATCAATTATATCTGAATATTCGTTGTATAATCGTTGAGTAGTTGCACTTTGAGTACCAGTTCCACCCGTCATATCGAATTCCATACCCCAAACCACTTTTTTTGGTGAGAATGATTTCTTATGAGTAAGTTCATTATCAAATTTCTCCGGTAAAAGGTAGGCATTTACCATCATAGTGAAAGTAGTACGAACAATTCGTTGGGAACCTTCTCCAACTTCGGTAGTATTATCAAATGAATCAATTTTTACTCTAAATTTGAACCCACTTTTATCTCCCCAATACTCATCAGTTGCATATTGGAACGCTTCTACGATTTCATTCATATGTTCTGTGAAATCAGTCCATATCATTACCTCGTAACTAACTGTTACGTAATCAGGCATGGTGATATTGTATTGTTCAACTGGTCTTTGAGTACCAGTCATTGCAGAAAATCTATCGTATTTGTGTTTTTTTGAGAATTTGGTAACAGTTGGGTAGAAAACATTACGATTCATTGAAGAAGGCATGGATTCATCACGATTTACCGAATTTCTCTTGAACATAATCAAAGGAATCTGTAATTGACCTTGTTTATCTCGAAGATAACCATCTTTTCTTACTGCTTTCCATCTTTCAGGGTTACCATAGAGTACAGGTACTTTAGTTTTTTCTCTAAATACCTCAACAGTAGGTACAACAGTATCTATCATGTGTTCAGCAATTGCTAAATCAACATCATATAAACGAACTCCTCTACCTTTTTCGATAGGTTCACGTTTTATCTGTTCTCCTCTATTGAATGGAGTATTTTTTAATGGGTCTACACTCATTAGTAAGTCCTATCCTCTATTTGTACTTGTGATTTTCTTACTTTTATTGCTGTTGCAATTAAATTATTTCTTGAATCTTCAAATTCACCAGTTTCCTTGTTATATATCTCAGGTGAACCACCAATTAATTGAGATGAACGTACATTATCAATTTCATAGTAAGAACCATCAAAAAGAATTACATCACCTATCTCGGGGTAACCAAACTCCGAGTTTTGGATTGCATCTGCTGGAATTAATGTTCCATTTACATCTCTTAACTTAGGAACTGAATGAGTTTCATCTCGTAATCTCTGTCTATTGAAACGAAATTCTACTAATTGAGATTTATCTGCTCCAAATCCTTCGTAAACTACATTACTTGGTTCTCTATCTACAATACACATTAGGGTAGCGGGTGCATGCCAGACCTTACCAAGTGATTCACCATATAAATTGGTTTTTGTTTCACCAACTGATACTTTGAATAATACTACGGCCTGTTCTACCACATAATCAACCACTTCTTCAGCGATTGTTTTGAGGAAATTCAAATCTCGTGCATTGAAAAACTTTGGCATATTCTTATCCTACGTATATTGCTAATGGAACTTTATTCATCACCGTTTGTTGTTGGTCAACCATCGCTGCTTCATTTTCCATTCTTGTTTTTTTACTTACTTCATTAAGGTTCTCTCTTAATTGTTCAATTAAGTTATCCTTTTCTGTTTGTGCTTCAGCTCTTAATGCAGCACCATCTAAAGAAACTTCAGAACCAGGAATTGGAACCGTGTTGTATTTCTCTCTAATTGCACCTAACATTTCTTTTGCAAGAGCAAGAGCGTATTTTCTAATCCATTGTTTACCCACATCGTTGATATTGGAGTATTCTGCAAAGTTATATCCAATATTCGAGTAATCTGATACTACATTTGGTAGAAGGATTGCTGAATCTTCTCGTCTATTCTTTACTACTTGATATTCAAAATTAATTCTCTTATCAGTTTCAGGTATTGGGAAGATTTGTAATTTATTATTTACTATATTAAAGGTATGTGCCGATTTTCTAAATTGGTCATTAAACTCAATCTGCTGAATTCTCAATAAATCTTCATAAATAGGCATTAATACGAATTGTGCTGCTGGTGAGAATGAACCAAATCCGAATTCATCAATTAAATTAAGAGTTCCTTGTCCACTTACCGAATAAGGGTCAAAGAATCTATTGATTGCCGGAGTTGCCTCGTAGAATACCGTTGTGATATCAATTCTTTCACCACTTTCACTTACATCTGCCCATAAAGATTGTAAATCGTAATCTTGAGTTCCCGCCACTGCGTCAACATATCCTCGTTTGATGTCAGTTCTACCACCAACATTGGCCATATTTCCATATGCTTCTGAAATGGTGATTATATTATTTAATTCTGAACCATTAACTGATTGGTGTGTATAATTAGTACCTGTTGGCTGTCCTTCTAAAGAGCCAAGGTTGTTTCTAATATTGAATTGATTTACTTGAGCCGAATATTCTGATACAGATTCTTCGAATACAGCGAAAAAGTTATCACCTTGAAGTTCTATATCAATTATTGGGTAACCTAATCGTTTGGCAGCCCATGATGCAAACTTTGGTGCATCGGATTGGAATATTCCATCGCTATCATACGTACCCCATGGGGTTGAACTGCCTGATGTGAAATCTGCTGAACCTGTCCAAATCACTGCTTGAGACATATTTTCTCTCCTTATTATACAATTATACTACTATAAATATATGATTTACAAAAAGGAAAGAATTAGGCATAAAAAAGAGAACCGAAGTTCTCTTTTTTATAATATGATTATATAGTTTCTATGTTAACACTACATAAGGATAATGTGAATATAATTTATTTAATGCAATAATGGGCTCTGAATCAAAGTCCACATCAAAGCAAAGTGAATATAATGGAAATTCATCTTCGGTTATTTCTTTAGTAACCCAGTCAGTCTGTACTAACTCATGTACTCCAAATTTATTAGAGTTTACTAATTCAGAATTAGCTTCATCTGCTCGTTGGGGTTCAAACGCAGTTAGTGTTAATTCAATTCTTTGATAATCTGCCATATTATTAATCTCCTATGTTATTATTTACTATAAATATAACTATATCAAACTTAAAGATAAAAAAGAGGGAAACCTGTCGGAATCCCTCTAATTTATTGATACTCTAAAGAATATCTAAGTTTTAAACTTAATTAACGAATTATACGTTAGCTAAATCTTTAACATAGATTTTTCCGTAGAATTCTGGTCTAACCATTTTCTTAGCGTATCTTGTCATTACCCCTCTACGTGGTGTAAAGTTTGTTGGGTCATAAACAAGTGGCGTCATGATTAATGGAACATAAGGAGCATAAACTGCACCAGTTTCCAAGAAGTTAGAACCTTTGAATCCTAATAAGATTTCATTAGAAGTCATGTAAGGGTTTTTGTAAACAGTATATCTGTTTGCAATAGCACCAACAGTTGTTACACCAGCTGCGAAAGACATTGCATCTTTATCAGCAGATACTGTAAATCCTGGAATAGATTCTAAGATTGTACATACATCAGGAGAAGCAACTACGAAGTTAGCTCCACCTCTTAGTGTTAATTGGTGTATCTTGTTAGATACTTTGTTTAATTTAGTTCCTAAAGTTTGGAACCAAGAGTTCTTAGTGTAAGCAGCAGATGAACCACCGTCTACCCAAGCACCAGATGCAGAGTTGTACTCTTCACCTAAAGTTACTGACCAGTACTCAGTTGTTAAAGCGTTAGCTTTTAACATATCTAAGATTTCTAAGTCAATCTCTAATGAGATGTACTCAGATAACATAGAAGTTAATTCAGCTTCTGCATCAATTGAGTGGTAAGCATTTAAATCTTGTGCCAACTCAGGAGTCCACACAGCCTTTAGTTTTCTTGTCTTAGCAACGATTGCCTCAGACTTCAATTCTAAGTCTACTTCTGGAATATCCAAAGCAGTACCTGCAGGAGATGAACCTCCTACAACAGGACTCTTATCTTCGAAATCACCTCTGTTCTCAGCAGCAGGTTGTTTAGAGTAAGAAAGTGTATCAATCGCAGAAACTGCACCAGTTACGGTTGCGAAGAATACGATGTTACCACCAGATACTCTTGTATGAGCTGGATAGAAATCAGTAATTGCTGCATCTTCAATTACGAAAGAACGTACAGCATCTAAATCAGCACCTGCAGGAGCAGCAACGATAAGTTTAGCTACACTTCCAGATACACCAACAGTTGCTTCTAAAGCAGCATCATAGTTTACTTCATCCCATGAAGCAGAAGCTTGTTGAGAAACAGATACATTATCAGCTGATAAATCGTTGATTGTATATCCGAATCTACCTTCACCATAAAGACCGTTTACAGCTGCATCAGTAGAACCTAAATCAGTTCCATTACCACCGAAAAGTGATTGTCCAGAGAATGCACCACCAGCTTGTCCAGCAGTTCCGTATTTGAAATCAAGATAGAAAATAAGTCCTGATGGTAAGTTCATTGGTTGTACAGAAACGAATTCTTTCGATGCAATTTCACCGAAAATTCTTCTTACCAATGGTAATGCAACACCAGACCACTCTTCAGAACCTGCAGAGGTTCCAGTAGCAGTTGCTTCGTCTAATAATTGTTTTGCTTGGTTCTCTAAAAGAA